GTTGAACGACCCCATAACATAAACCTCATCATGCAAACGCATTTTTGTAGTTACAAGAGTATGTGCTAAATATTTTGGTATATTATATCTAACTTCCTTATGATCTACAGGACGATATAAAATAGGAACAATTAATAGTTTTGCGCTATTGGCATCACAGTAACTCCGCAAAGATTTTGCAAAGTTTTCATTGATCGTTGCGTTGTTTTGACACGATGTAATCACAAATCGCTTAATTGATTTGGTATCAGTATTTTGATAAACAATATCAGGAGTCTCATCGGCAGTAATCAAAACAGAAAACCATTTTGAACAATTTTCATTGAAGCACTGATAACGCTGTTTACATTCACCAGATAAATTTTTTCGGATAGATCGTGTAGCTACTTTGCTAGAATCACAAGATGGGCATCGCATGTATAATTATTCCTATTGCTAAACTGAAAAACCTATCTTATCACGGATAGGTTTGTTGTCAAATATCAAGAAAGACCGAGTTTTTCCATAGATACAATCCACGATTTGCAGATTCCTGAACGTACAATATCGTCAGATGTAAATTTGAAATGTCGAAACTCGATCATGTTTTTTGTTACAGCAATAAAATCACGAAATCCAGACACATCATGTTTAGATTTGTAAAGATCATTCTGTAACCCATCACCCATAATAATTAATTTAGAATTTTTTCCTGTACGAGTAATGACCGTACCGATTGTCTCGATTGTCTCATTCTGAATTTCATCTACGATAATGATTGCATTGTTAAATGTGACGCTGCGCAGGAACGAAGTTGAAGTGAACTCGATCTTACCCATATCTTTCAATTTTTCATAAGCATCACCACGACCAAATAGTTCGGCACAAATGCTATGATATGGTGCCTCAAACTGTTCCATTTTTTCTTCTGCTGTGCCGGGAAGAAACCCTTGATCACGCCCCTGAACACTTGACCGAATAATAATAATTTTATCATATTGTGATTCGGGGTCTAAAATGTCCTTCAGTGCATGATAAAGTGCCAAGAAACTTTTACCCACGCCGGGGGAACCATACAATACAAATGCTTCTTCACCGTCTTGATACGCATCAAAAAAATCATGTTGTGTGTCGGTAAGTGGTGTCAGTTCTTTTAAACTTTTTAAAGTAATTGCACGTCCTTTTGCGCCTGTTAGTTGTGTGCCAGATTGACCATACATATCATTCACCATAACACGATCAAGTTGCTTTTGTTGTCGATTGATTCGCCGTGCTTGTCGTTCGACTTGAAGATTTGATGATGATGTTAAAGATGTTTTACGGGGTGCTCTTGCCATTGAGTTGATCCAATCAAAAAGTAAAGGGATGTAGAAATTTCTCCTACACCCCAATTTAATGTTGGAATATTTCAATCAGATAAAAGAACTAAACCCTTTTTTAGCTCCGGGGGCTGAGTGAATCTTTTTAAGAACTTCCTTGAATCCGTCAGGCACACGAGAGCCGTATCCACCGTTTACAGACACGGAATACCCAATTAGAGGTGCGCCTACCTGCCTAACAATTTGACCGACTGTAGAGCATTGTGGGCATTCTATGGTACTAACATTATCACGATCTGCAATTTTCATGTTCATATCAAAGTCTTTTTCACAATGAGAACAATTATAGTCATAAATTGGCATTATTCACCCCCTCGAATAAGTGCCTGAACAATCACTTTGGCATACTCGATTTTTGATTGGGTTGTCCCAAAATTTCCATCAATATAAAGACGCACATCATGTTCGTTATGAAGTGTTTTATCCATAGCCTGATATTCAATATATACTCTAAAATCACCTTGTTCCGTGACTCCGATACCCCAATTACCAATAATTAATTTTTCCATTAATCAACTCTTTCATACGTTTTTTCAAAAATATCGGGTTTAATAGCATAGAATTCACCAGAAACACCTTTGATAACCCAATCACCTTCGGTTGCTATATACATGACCTTTAAAAAGTTACCATCTTCAAAGGTCTTAATTTGAGCTATACCTTTTGCATCAGGATGTCGGTATTTGGTAACTAACCCCAGAGAATTACCACAAAATTTTCGCAATTCGTCGATGCCCTCTGGAGTATAGACGAATTGCACAGCGTCAATTACAACGAATTTTTTACAAAACCTCAAAGGTTATCCCAGAAAGATTTTCTGTTCTGGAGGTGTAATAATCCCACTACCAAATGTTTTATTGTAGTGTCGGGTCAATTCTTTGTTAGGGATAGCCAAAATCGCCATATGTGTAGGGATTGCAATTTCACCGTCAGTGAATGGCAGATACGGGACCATACCCATACTCATTTGACCAGTAGATTCATCACCACGAGTCAAAATTTGCATTGCATTACTACACACATAGGCACCATTGTGTTCTTCGACTTCAGCCAAAATCTGGTCACCATTGGACAACACCAGAACCAAAATATTTGATTCAAAATTTTCATTCATAATAGTCATTTTATAATTTCACTCTCATTAATTTTATCAACCGAAGATTCGGCAATTTTTCCACACCCACTACATTGGAACCCAATATAAATTTTATTGTCTTCCAACCACGTAATCACTTTACCTTCATTCCACCCAAAAATATGGGCGAACCAGTGAGAAATTTTATTTAACATCAATATCCGCGCAGACCACGACGATAAGCGTCTTCCATTTTAATGCGTTTGATGTTCCCAATACACTGAGCGTACATTTCATCTTGATAACCAGCACAGTAACCATGCAACTGCGAATCATAGAAATTTGATTGCGATTCTTGGATAATGATAGGACGTTGATATACCCGAGTCTCTTGACCATAGTATGGCTGTGGTTGTGGTTGAACATACCCACGATTCAGCTGTGATCCAATAACAATACCCAACAGTGCGGCTTGACCATCCGACATCGAAAATGAGCTAGTTGCTGCTAGTGTCAGAAGTATCGATGATGCAAGTTTTTTGAATTTCATTTTCATTCTCCAGTTGTTGAAGATCAAATTTTATCATAGATTTACGAAAGATTAAATCAAAATTATTCCGATATTCGGCAGAACTAATTTTGGTAATGATCGAGTCGCCGGTAATGTCATTTTTTGATGAACTCACGATACAAATGCCAATAGTTTTGCATCAGTCACAGAACCAGTCATACGATCAACTTCCACACCAAACGCATCCAATTTAATTAGGGTCGGAATAGATCGAACACTATATTGTTTGCTTAGATTTGAATCAACATCAACATCAACTTTCTCAATCAGAATATCTTTTTGAAGAATGTTTTGAAGTTTTTCAAGCTGTAGTTCCATTTGTTTACATGGCGAACACCACGTAGAGCTAAATTTTAAAATTTTATTCATTTTTTCACACACATATAAAAAATACATTTTGATTAAATAAATTGTAACACAATTTATAGTATTACGCCAGTAAATGTCCTTCAAGTAGCTGGAAACTACCAAGGACTCTAGACAACCCAACTAAAGGCTTTTATGTCCAGACAACTATTTATTCGATATCTAAAATCACGATCTAAAACGGACACATTCAGGTTTTATGTCTACGCATATCTACGCACCAAAAATTCTTCCACAGGTAATAAAGGAATACCATACTACATTGGTAAAGGGTGTTCTAAACGTGCTTGGGATACACATCGTAAAATTCCAGTGCCTAAAGATAAATCAAATATTGTTATTATAGCATACGATTTATCTGAAGTTGGTTCATTAGCTCTAGAAAGACGATATATTGAATGGTATGGTAGAAAAGATATCGGAACTGGAATTCTAATTAATCTTACCGATGGTGGTGAAGGGTTTTCTGGTCGTAAATGGTCAGAAGATCAACGAAAAGCCCGATCAGGTAAAAATAGTCCACTTCATGGAAAGACACACTCTACTGACAGAAGGGAGAAACAGAGCATATCCAAGACTGGCACAAAGCAGTCTGAAGAACACATAAGAAATATTAGTGAAGGACGCAAGAAGAAAATACAAATTGAATGCATAGAAACTGAAGAAGTTTTTGATGGGCCATCTTACGTGACCGATTGGTTAAAATGTCAAGGATTTGTAAAAGCACTATCCGGCAACATCAACAACTGCTGTAGAGGTATTTACAAATCTGCATATGGTTATCGATGGAAATATGTGTAGACATTTTTAAGAAGCAAAATTACCAATGACATTTTCAAACTCGCGGCACTTAGCACAATTGGTTTATTTATATCGATTCACTAACAATGGCATCCATAATTTCTTTGGAATACTTCTTTTTATGAGAAAGCACTTTCATTGCATATACAGGAGCAGAACCTAGACTACCGTTAAAGCGCAATAACATTTCAACCTCTGTCGATGATTTATCTGAATACTCTTTGAGAATCTGAGTACCAACATTAATGTTGTTTTTTGGATCAAATAAACCCGACTGTGTAGTTTTTTCTTTGTGCCACGTATAGGCAATTTGAAGTAATCCAATTGGACCTGTGGGGGAAATAGCACGATAATCAAATTTTGACTCAACCGCCATGACCGACATGATTAAGATAGGGTCAACATTATGTCTCACACCAGCGTCATAAATCCACAGGGCGTATTTTTTTGCTACTTCAATGGGTAGGTTACCCTCTCGCTTAATAATTGCAGCCGTGGCGTCAATAACAATGCCTGACTCTAGCGCAACAGCCTTGTTTGTCTCTGAAGTAACTTTATTCTTTAACAAAATCGATTGTTCATTGATGACGTTCAGGTAGAAAACTCCAGCACCCAAAGCAACAATAAACAACGCGACAAAAGTGATTTTCAGGAACAGAGTTATCCTGTAAAGTTTATTTTTAATTTTGGGGGTGAATGATAGTGGGCGCAAAATGCGAACATCTGGTGATTTATTATACTGCATAGTTATATTTTAAAATTTGATTATAGTATTGTGTCTCAATAAGATACACATAAAACTCGGCACCATCGAGACAACCATCCCAAAATCTTTCTGAGAATACTGAATATAATGCGAGACGGAAAGGGATACCCATGACAAGCTGGGCGCGAATTTGGCTGGCTTCTGTTTTGTACTCGTCTTCCATCCCTTTATTGACTGTACAGCAAGTACCAATTAAGTCGTGAGAATAAAGAAGCTTAGAGAGTATGTCTTCAATTATCATTTGTACATCCTTTGCATTTCGATGTACAAATTATATCACATAGTTAAGATATCACGAAAAGATTTTTACCTTCGACATATTCGACATCCTCAATCACAATACGTTGAGTACCATCTTTGGCAATACTCTGTTTATGTGGGAGAATTGTTTCTAACCGTGTAGTACCACCAAGTTTAGGATTTTTCGGGTCTTTATGCGCAATACGCATAATTAAAGCCTGTTGTTTACTTTTTGAGTAAAACAGTGCTGACCCAGTTTCCACCTTTGTTGGGGTGCTGCCTTTAGAAACAATATGTTTAGACGGATTAGTAATAGCCTCATGAGCACGACTTAAAAGGTCATGCCAGTCTTTTTCTTGCCAATCCGGTCGTCTTTCCTTTGCCTGTGAAGGACCATGAATTTGCGCATTGAATGTCCAATTCTTAAACTGATGAACACCCTGCCGCAAGGTAGAATCCTTACCGTTTTCTTCCTCTTGTCCCTTATTAAACAATGTTGCTTCGGTGATAGTTTTCCCTTTGTATCCTAGCATAACTTTAGTATGGGCGTGCCCACCAAGCATACGAGAATACATATATTCTTTTAGTTCAGGATGTCGAACAACTTCCTTATCATCATCGGCTGGTCGAGTAATTTCATCACCTCTCGATTTATGAAATTTTTGTGCGGAGTCAAAAGAATGTAGGTGGGGAGTTATATCAATTTGTTTCTTTAAAAAAGACAATGACTTACCAGAAATTTCCATGTGTGATCGTTGTTGCCGAAGATCATTGACAGCGACATCAGCAGCAGAACGTTTTCCCTCTGGCGACCCATCTGTAGCTGCGGCTACTCTTTTTCGCCCATCTGTGTCTTTGTATAATGCCACAGAATTTACTTTACCATCTTTTTTTGATAGCTTCCACATCGGAATGCTTTTCACCATATCATCAGGTGAATTAAACCCACTACCCTTTATACCACCTTGGTCAGCATACGCTTTTTGGACAAGATCAAAAACTTCTTTGGCATGCTCTGATTTTTTGGCATGATCTTTGGGTAGGAAGTTATGAAACGACTCATTAAACTCCCTATATTCATGGAATGACATGGTTGTAATCGAAAGGTCTTCCAGTAAAATCTCATCAACTAACATAGCGCAAATTCCAATAAAATGTGTGGGGTTAAAACGACAAATTTACCGCAATTACGGTAGCTGATTTTGCAAATATTTTATTCTAGACACGATAATTTGCATGTTGTCTTCTGTCATCCTGTGGGAACCAGTTGTATAAATCATACTGGCACGGTCTTTATATTTAATATTGGCAAATTTTGGATCAATTACTAAGTCATCTGAACATAATATGACTGTGCGATTCGATACTGGTAAAGAATTGTTAGAAGATCGCGATAAGATGTCGTATTTCTCCAAAACAATCGGTTCAACACCATATTTACCCAATGAAAATTCTGGTTGTGTGGCTGGGTTGTAGAGAATGTAATCGGCAACAATGTATTTGGTCAGTTGTTCGGCATACCAGCCACCCAAAGACGAACCAATGATCACAACATTGTTTTTAAAATAATCGTTGGCGATTATTTCATTGAACATGAGTGAAATAGATAACTCTGGATCATTGTGGTCATAATCAAGACCCACAGCATCTGGAAATTCTTTGCGCAACATTTCAATGGTTGGCGATTCTGTAGTCGAACCAAAACCGTGGATGTAATAAACTTTTGTGTTAAACAGTGTGTTAAACATTTTTTCCTTTTGTCAGGCTATAGTATAACAGATTACGGTCAGAATACCGTCTGTTAAGCAAAAACATTCCCATTAATTTTTACCTTTGTGATCGAATCTTCTGAAAAGGTGCGAATGATAACTTTGTCAGACAATCCACCTTGACTAGACTCTTCCTTTTCAAATCCAACAATGTCACATTTGTCAATTGGAACCCCATCAAGTTCATATGATACAGTACCAGAGTTCAAAAAGATGACTTCAAGATAATTTTTTTTGTTGTGGGTTACAATTGGTGTACCAGCAACACGGTCACCCCACAAACGAACACCAACTGAAAATAATTCTGGATTTTTACCTTCTTTTACAAGGCGGCGTTTAACCATATTCTCATATCCATTGACATTTTTGTTCTGAAACACCATAACAGAAGCATCAGACATAATTTTGGTAACACGACCCTGCATCAAGTTTTTCTTACCACCAACCAAGACAGGATTAGTGCGGGTGCTAATACCAACAAAAGTATTACCAGAAACATTACCAAAAATTGTAGATAAATTCATAACAAACTCCTTAAAATGAACATTAACTTTCTATCCGATGTATCAATTATAACGAGAAAAGGGGCACTGTGCCCCTTTTTTGATATTTTATTTAAAAATAATTTTATGCAGCAGGTTTTTTGTTTCGTTTGAGCCCACCAACATCACCCAACTTCACACTGGTTTCTTCTCCATTGTAGTCATGCCCACGAGACGCTTCTTGTTCTTCCGGGGAGTCAATCTCATGCTCACCAGTGTGCTTGATGTGATCCAATTTAGCCTGATCAATACGATGCGTAAAAGAAGAATTGCTACGCTCACCAGAAGTAGATGTAGTAGCTGAAGTGACAACAACACCTCCTGCTGCCTTGCCATTCTTTGACATGTACTTATCTTTTGGCATGTGATGATCGTCTTGAAAACGAGAATCACTTGGAATAGCATGACCGTTTACTTGAGTCATGCGTGGATGAAGAATGGTTTGTTTTTGGTATTCATACTTACGATCACCAACAACTTTAAATCCATGATGGGCTTCTTTTGCAGATGTTGTTTTACCGTCTGCACCAAAATGACCTTCCTTTGGTGCAGTTTTCGGTTCATCTTCACTTAATTTAGTACCTTTGTCCCAATATTTGATGTGTTTAGCAGTGCTTTGATATTGCTTGTCCTGCTCACCACCACGAGGCAAATTAGTAACCAAATAAGAATGTTTGGCAGGTGTTTTATTTCCCTGCGCATTGCGGAGGTCTTCGCCTGAAGTTGTTGTAGCATGTACAGTGTTAGTAACGCGGCGAGTATCGCGATTCACATTTTCGCGTACTGTCTTACCATTAATAACTTTAGGACCGATATTTGAATGGGTGACATGAACACCATTTTCTGGATCATGCAATTCATTGTCTTTAGAATACTGATAGCTAATAATGCTTCCCTTACCCTCAGTTTTACGTTGAGCATTCAAACCAACCACCACATGTTTTGTAGAGCGGTCATTCTCATTCAACGTGTTTGGTCGAATAACAAAATGCTTGTCGGCTTTATCTGCTTTATTGGCACCAGTACGAATAGAATGAACGTGTGCCAAAATATAGTCTGAAGTCATTTTAGGATCATGTTTAGACTGATCTAGGTATGCCCGACGAACAGCAGCAGCAGGATATTGTGCTTCGGCTTGTGGTGCAAAACAAGTGCCCTTTGTTGTATTTGCCACACCATGAGCATCTACACCACCACCACAGCCGCGAGTCTGACCGGGGCAGGTATTGACAATCCGATGCTTTGCGTTATCACCACCACCCGATGTATAAACAGTGTGACCAGCAACACCCTTACATGCAGCAGCAGTGTAACCTTTACCATTCTTATCTTTCTCATGAAGAATTGTATCAGTTTTTTCAGATTCATCTGTCGTGCTTCCGCTATCTAAATGCTTTGCAGATTTTAGTCGCGCAACTGCTTCTGCTTCATGCGCAATCTGCGTAGCTTTTGGTTTGGCAAAATGTTGATCGAGAGTGGCCTTGTGTGACGTTTCCATTTCTGGAACAGACAACGGTTCTCTACTTTCCGAACCATAAACAGACGCCCGTGCTTTGTTTCGTTCTTGCATACCCATAGTACCAGCAGTAGGTTTTACGATAGCACCTTTTTTATTGATTTTCCCGCCAGCTGTAGGCGGAGTACCTAACCACATATGTTTTGGCACCGACAATCCAGATACACCTTTTGGCTTACCTTCTCCATCATGAGTGACAATAATTCGTTTACTGTTTTCTGTATCTGGAGTCACATATTCCAAGATGCTATCACTAACAACGGGATACTCATTTGTATCAAAATGTTTAGCTTGTACATGCGCTTCATGTTGGTTTCTACTGTCAGCAAGGTATTCGTTAAAACTTCTCATAATTTCCTAGTTTGTGGTTTATTAATCATAATATATTTAACAATATGGAATTCTACAATTATTATCATGCAATAGTACATTTAATAGTTTCGATTAAAATCTCACCATATTTATTCACAATAAACGTCAATTTAAATTGATCTATCCATGCTACACCATAACCATCAAAATCAATTTCGTATGGGTAACAGGTTTCCCGTATAACCAAAACTTTTTTAATAATGTGAAATGGAGCATCCATATTAGATTTCAGATTTAATTAAATGATCACGCCGTACTCTTACCATAATCCAAGAATTATAAAACTTGTCGGGATAAAGTAATGCATCTGTTGTAAATTGAATTTTTGCTTCCTGATAACTCATAGAAGACAAAGAAGTACAGAACATTAAAATTTCTCGACTGAATTTCTCTTTTCCAAAAAGGTCAATATCTTTTTTTAGTGAGTCTGATGACCCGTAGTAGGATGACCAATCTGATGGGACCAAAGATCGAATTTTTTTCTTTTTCTTGGTTCCATTTTTTAACATGACTACTTTAAGGGAAGTTTTTTTAAAAAATGCATTCTTCTTACCGAAATATCGCTTACCAGTATCGATATGTGTGATAACGTAAATAAACCCAACAAAAGAAGATTCGATTTCTGTTATTGGGTTTCCTGAGTAAGTCCATTCAGTTGTCATTAATAGTCACATTAGTTTAATCGTGTGACTATTTATTACTAGAAATTATCCCAACCAGAAACTGCGGTTGATTGAGAATACTCGACAACTTTAGACTCAAAGAAATTTTCTCGTTTTGCCTGACTCAAGTATGCATAAGGGTTAACAGTGAATCCTTTATATAATACACCCAACCCAATCACTTTTGCCCTTTGATTGGCAATATATTTTACATACGCCTCTGTAGATTTCTCAGAAATACCTAAAATACGATCCCCATAAATTTCAATTCCCCATTTGATTTCTTGATTTACCGCTTCCATGATTGTATCACGCAAGATTTTTGCATCTGACTCATTAGTCATATCAAATTCTTCTTTAATCAAATACGACATAAATGAAACGTGAGTGACCTCATCATTTTCAATATATTTAATAATTTTTGCCACATTAGCAATTTTGTTTCTAGATGCTAATTGATAAAAGAAATTAAATCCATTGTAAAAATAGATTCCTTCAAGAGCAAAATCGGCAGCAAGAGAAAGCTTGTAGTTCTCGACAGTTTTTTCTTGGTTGAACTTATCATAAAGATTTGCGATGTAAGTGTTTCTTTCCAGAAGCAACGGATTAGTTCGCCAATAGTTGTAAATCTCTTCACGATCAACCGAAGGGAACAATTCTTGCAGCAGGTACTGATACGACTGAGAGTGGATCAATTCCTGAAAAGTTTGAATGGTAAACAACGATTGAACTTCCGGTGCAGTGACATAATCACCCAATTTTGGAAGATTTGCAGTTTGCATCGAATCCAAGGCTATCAAAAAAGATAGCGTATTCTTAAACGCAGACAATTCATCAGGCGTCAATTCCTTAATCGTGACACGATCATCAACCAACGATACCTTTTCAGGCACCCAGAAGTTTCCGATCATAATTTTATAGAGGGTTGACGCCCACTTATACTTAACAGAATTTAGATTAGCAATACCGGTGGGGTTACCCCCAAGCAGATGTCGTGATTCCATCGAGTCATCACCCGATGGATTAAAAATTTTTCTCTGAATCAACTTTGTCATTTTCATATTTCCTTGATAAATCTTACCCGCTACACGCCACACAATCAGCTTCTTTGCGCTCTAATGTAGAATTTTTCTTTATTGATCTGATGTAGTATATTGCTTTAATTTTCTTTGTATGTGCGTAATGAACTGCATCGTACAAATCTTTTGCCGAGAAGGTTTCGTTGTTTTGATCAAAGATTAGTTCCATGGAAATTCCAGTGTCGATAAACTTTTGTGCTTCGGCAACAACATTAATAATTTCTGAAGCAGAATGTTTAGAGAATGTTTTACCATACGCCAAAGGATTCAAAGACAAGAATTTGGATGCCACTAATAGCGACCCATTTTTGTTATCTTCAGAAAAGAATGCCGAGTATACAGGCAAAATAGACGCAGAACAATCCTGATAGATCGAGGTTGACGTTGTAGGTGCCGGGCTTGTTAGCTGCGAGTTTCGAATACCGTACAGATCAATACCATCCTGCAAAAGTTTCCAATCATATTCACCAGACGCATTCTTTGAAAAAATTTCTGTCATTTCGCCTGTTGCCCATTTCGATTCTGGAAAAGCAGTAAAAGAACCAAAGCGTTTTGCCAAATCAACAGATTCCATAGCAGCATTGTACTCGATACATTCCGATATATCTCGAATCACATCAAGATTAGAGAAATTAAACCAATTTTTAGCCAAATAGTCATGCAGACCCATTTGACCGATTCCGATGGTTCTAAAAATGTTGTTGTGATCGGTTGTGATGGAGTCGGGGCTGCTAGTCAGTTCAATCCCATAATCGAGCATACGAGCAGCCAACCGTGATGTTGTTGCAAGTTCTTCCATGGAATCAATGTTTGACAAGTTGATAGAACACAGGTTACACACATGCCCAAGTTTATCGGGCATTACGTTACTAAAAGACTCTGTACAAAGATTTACATTTGGGATGCCTACAGAATCTTTATGATTCGCATTTGGGTTCACAGCATTAATTGTGTCGGTAAAGGCAATATAAGGCAGACCCGTTTCAAACTGTGTACGCATAAAAGTTTTAAACAAATCACGAGCTTTGTATGTTCTGGTGACTTTCAACACACCACTCTTGGCGGCACTTTCGATTTTAGTGTACGCATCATTAAACGCATCACCATACAAACCACGGATATCAATACCAATCTTTACTCTAACTTCATATGGGCAAAACGTGGTCCACTCACCATTTTCCCTGTCACGTTCCATGAATACATCTGGAATAGTGATTTGAGGAAAAACATCATATGCCTTGAGTCGAACGTCACCATGCTCGGTTTGCATATCCAAAAAGTCAAAAATATCATTGTGCCAAATTGGCAAGGCAACTGTACCAGCGCCCGCCCGCTTGCCATTTTGATTGACAGCTACCAGCGTATCATTGATGATTTTGACCCACTGTGTGATCGATCCAGCAGCATTCTCGACACCAGCAATTGAAGACCCTTTGGCACGCAAAAATCCCAGAAAAATACCAAGACCACCACCATTTTTAGAAATTCTTGCAATTCGTTTAACGTTGTCAAAAATCGAGTCAAGATCATCTTCCAGCGCAATAATAAAGCAAGATGATATGTTACCACCCTTACGCAAGTTTGACATGAATGGTGTAGCCAAACTAATTTTTCGCAAAGAAAGTGTGTCGTACAAATCTTTAACAAACTTGATTCTATCGTCAGGACTCTCAAGCTGACCGAAACGCATAGCCGAAACCATATGCATATGTTGATTGAGTTCGTATTTACCAAGATATTTTTTAGATACTGTAATCAAAGATGAGTGAGAATGCGACAAATCTCGATTCATATCAATATATTCACCCAAAGTATTG